GGCGCGGTAGCAGCTGATCACGCCGCTCGCGCAGTCGCGGTCGCCGTCGGCGATGGTGACGCTGCCCCAGTCGGGGACGGCCACGGTCTCCTTCGCGCTCGTGCCCCAGCGGTTGGGCTGTGAGTAGCCGTGCCTCGGGCACGTGACCATGTGCCACCAGAGCCAGCTTGCGGCCTCACTTACCTTGCTCATTCGTCCTCCTCGGTATCACTCGGTGCTCCCGCGCGCGATGGCCGCAGTTGGGGCACCACAAATCCAGCCACATGTGTCCGTGGTCCGTCTTGGTCCGTCTTGGTCCGTCTTGGTCCGTCTTGGTCCGTCTTGGTTGCCACAGTCAGCATCTTCGCGCCGCAGGCGGGACGTGGATGGCTAATTGGCATCGCCCTCGCCGCCCATGTGCTTGGCGTCGCTGGTCCTCTCGGCCGCGTTGAGCAGGCGGAAGATTGGCGAATCGCCCAGCTGCGGATTGATGGCCACGAACTGCTCCAAGAGCGAGCTGATTTCCATGATGCAGAGATAGGTGCAGGCCACCACCAGCACGGGGCTTGAGAATCCCAGGTCCAGCCCGCCGACGATGGTGCCGTCCACGATGTCCGCCACGGCCACGAAGCCCAGCGACGTGCACTTGTGCCCGATGCCCTCGCGCATCTTCTGGCTGCTAAAGGTGTGGCTGATGAGCGCGTGCAGCAGCCCGAAGAGCACGTCGAGCAGGGTCAGCAGCAGCATGGCGCTGATTGCCACCTGCGCCGTGGGGTTGTCACGGATGGGGGACTCGAAGACCTCAATCCAGATTGGCATTGCCATTGGTTTTGTCTCCCTTGGTTAGATTGCTCGCGGGCCTGCCGCCCGCCCTACGCGTCCGCGTCGAGCATGGACTGGACCTGCGCGCGCCAGAGCTCCGGCACGTCCTCGATCGTCCAGCGCCCGGCCTTGACCAGCTTGTAGTAAATCTTCGCCATCTTGGCCTCCTTAATCCTTGGTGCCCATCAGGGCCGCCACCTGCACGCCAAGCTCCGCCACGGCCTCCATGAGGTCTGCGGTGCCGGACGCGTTGTCGCTCACCGTGCCGCCGAGGTCCGCGAGCGCGAGCGTCGCGTCGTCGGCAGCCTCCTTCGCCGACAGGGCCGCAGCCCTGCCATCCAGCGCCAGCTCGCGGGTGCCGCGCTCCGCCAGCTCGGCGTCCTCCCAGATTCGGTCGAAGTCCGCCTCAATCTCCGCGTCCGTCATGTCGGTCATTACGTGGACTCGGTCGGCCTCCCACGTGTCGTAGGTGCCACCCTCGTCGCTGGACTGGCCCTTGGTGATGTTCCTGCTCAGCCACACGTCATCGAGCGGGCCCTTGCGGCCCCCGCGCATGATGGGCAGGATTTCGGTCGTGCAAACGTCGTGAAACATTGTCCCTGTCGCTTTCTACGGCCCTGTTTGCCGCGCCTTGAAGTGTTTTGGTGCTACCCCCGGCTGCGACCAGTCGCAGAGAGGCGCGAGCCGATGAACCACCCGGCGAAGCCGAGGCTGGCGGTCGCGCGCACGCAGCAGAGGCCAGCGTCGGCACCATTGACCAGGTTGCCAAGAGCCTGCAACTCGCGGGTGCCCGCGGTCTCCTTGATGGTGTAGCTGCCGTCGCAGAGGCCGGTGGAGGTGCCGCCGCCGGACGTGGAGCCGAAGATGAGCCCCTCGTCGGTGGCGTCGGGCGCAAGCGCGTAGTGCCATCCGTCGGCCGAGTCGGAGGGGAGCGTCTTTGCGCACATGGCGTAGTCTGACGTGACCGACCCTGCCTCCTTCCTCGAGTCGTGGCAGACGTAGGGGTGCCAGCCCGTGCTGCCGTCGCTGGACACGATGACGTCCCCAACGATTTCCGTCATTCCGTGGCCGAACTCGATGCCTTGCAGCACGCAGGGGTACTTGCCGCCGCTGCCCAGCACGCCGTCACCCTCTACCGCGTCGCAGCAGCCGCTGAACCAGGGCTTGGTGAAGACCTTCATGCCGGTCGTGGGACTGACGGTGGCACCGTCGAGGTAGACCGCGCTGTTCTCCGAGTCGTACGTGCCTATGGACTTGATGCGGTGGTCCTGCGGGGCATTCTGGTTCGTGCCGACGAGGACGGAGCTTCCCACCACGAGGTTGGCCGCGTTCTCCGTTGAGATGATGACGCGGGACGCGTTGGACTCGGCCACGGTGACGGGGTAGCTTAGGTTGTACCCGCTGCACTGCGGGAAGTACGTCTGGGAGTTCTTGTCCGCGTACTTGAGCCAGAACATGACCTTGAGGTACCAGTCATCGGCCACCGAGCGGCCGGAGTAGCCCGTGGTCGCGGTGGCCATGATGGAGATGAGCCCGTCGTGGGAGACCGCCGTGCTGGCCGCGCCGCTCGCGTTGGTCGCGGAGTTGGTCCACAGTTGCAAGCCGGAGCGCGATGCCGCGTGACCGGCGCCCGAGCCGCCCGACTCGACGTAGCCGAGCGGGTACTTGGCGTAGAGCATGTACGGCCGCGCCGTGCCGTCCGGCAGGGTCGCATGCGGCTGCAGCTCGTAGCCGGGGTGCCACGTGTCGGAGACCCAAATCTCCATCGTGTCGGCGTTGGTGACGTACTTGACGTAGAGCACGGGGGCCAGCACCCACACGTCCGCGTCAGTGCGGGAGAAGGCCTCGCCGCCGCGAATGGCAGTGACATGCGGCGTGCCGTCAGGGTCGACGTAGCCGTTGGCCTCCTCGTAGAAGAAGGGGCCGACGCCCCTGTAGGGGTCGATGCCAGCGACCGAGCCCACGGAGAGGGTCGGGACCGCCATGCCGACGTTGGCGCCGAGCTTGGTGAGGGTGGTCGATGCCGTGAGCGGGATTCTGACGCCGTACTCGCGCCCGTCACGCACCGTGGAGAGCCACGCCCTGACGGACGCGTTGTCGTAGCAGCCAGCCGACGCGTCCCACGTGGGGGTGGACGGCGCGCCGCTAGCACCCTCCGCCGCCTTGGCCGCAGCCTCGGCGCGCTCCGCAGCAGCCTCCGCGCGCTGCGCCGTGGTGGCGTCCACCACGACGTACTTGGGGTTCGCCGCAGCGCCCGCCGCCGCCTCGGCCACCGCGAGGTCAACCGTGCTCCCCGCAGGCAGGCTGAACACGAAGCTGTCACGGTCGGGGTCCGCGCCAGCGACGAGCGCGCCGTCTGCGTCGCGGGAGTCCCCGAAGCTGACCTTCCAGCCCCAGCCCGTGGGAGTGATTCCAGGGGCGTCGGTAGCGGTGAGGACCACGTTCTCCTCGCCGTCAGGACCGACGAGCGTGCCGCGTGCGTCGAAGCTGCAAACCACGTCCGCGAGGTGAATCATCTGCGGCTTGCCGCCCTCGGGCGTCCACGTCAGGTGGCGCACGGTCGGGCTGAAGGTGATCGCGCCGCCCATCTCGAAGGTGTCCGGGTCTCCGTCGCGCGGCTGTTCGGAGGTCTCCGTGATGCCGGTGACGTTCCCATCGTCATCGTAGGTGTACTCAGTGTTGGTAATCTGCACATCCGCCTTGCGGCCCACGAGGTAGCCCGTCACGGTGCCGCTGGCAAGCCTGGTTACTCCGATTGATGTTGGCATTCCGATTCCCCCCTTACGGCTTGTTCCGGAAGAGGTACCCCGCGACGCCCTCTCCCTTGGCCCACTTCTTCACGCTGTCGTACTCGTTCTTGTCGAGCGTCCAGAAGTGGTCGCTGCTTTTCTGGTTGAAGAGGCGGTACGCGGGCACAGCCTTGTCGATGCGCGAGTTCGCGCGGCTGGCGGCGCTGTTGGCCGTGTTCGCCGTGCTCTGGGCGTTGTTCGCCGTGTTCTGGGCCGTGGTGATGCGGCTGCTCAGCGAGTTGGCGTTGTTGGTGATGGTGCTGCTCAGCGAGTTGACGTTGTTGGTGATGGTGCTGCTAAGCGCGGTGAGCGTCGGGATTGCGGGCGCGGTGAGCGCCACGGTCGGCGTGACGCCGCTGAACTTGATTTGCGCGAACGCCATGTTCAGGCTGCTCGGGTCTCCCAGCATGCGGGAAGGGTCATCGGCCTTGGTGTTGGTCGGCGTTCCCGTGGTGGCCGTGCCCTTCAACACCGTGAGGCCAATCGTCTCGATGCCCGTGTTCTTGTCGATGGAGTAGGCAAGGCATATGAGGTCGAGGCGGTTGTAACCGGATACGCCGCTGTCGAAGGTCACGGTCTCCGTTCCAGAGAAGCGCACGTGACGCCCGCAGGCAACGAGGTGCCCGGCGCTGATTGAAACCGTGTTGGAGTCCGTCAGGGTGAGGCCCGGTGCCGCCGTGGGGAATGCGTAGACGCCGGTGCCGACTAGCGCGGCGATGAGCGCGCCCACGTCGGAGCTTGAGATGTGGGCGTCACTGCCCTGCCCCGTCACGAGTTCGATTGCCATTAGCTCTCACCGCCTTCGGTGGTATCGGTGGTCTCGGGGTGCGCCGCCCTGTAGGCGTCGTACTCGGCCCTGATTGCGTCGCGCTCGGCCTCCGCGTCCTTGGCCCTCTTCCACCAGCCGTCGCGGTCCTTGGTCACGCGCGCGAGGTCGGCCTTGGCCTTGTCAAGCTCGGCCTGCGTCACCAGATCGCCCGTGCCGTCTTTGGTGAACTGCGCCCACATGGCATCGACCTTCTGGGCCTTTTCGAGGTATGCCTTCTCGTGCTCGGCGCAGAGCGTCATCTTCACCTCTTGGCCGTTGGCGTCGATGCGCCTGCGCACCGAGTACTGGTCAGCGCCGTTGCTGTCGGGCAGCGCATAGGACACATTCCCGCAGCTCTGCACGTCGCACTGGTACCGGCTGTAACCGTCTTGGATTGCCACGTTCCCTCCTTAGTCCGTCTTGTACTGGTAGACCGTGCCGCCCTTGGTGATGGTCGCTATGACCTTCGTGACGGTGGCGGATGCCGTCTGGCCCGTCCTGCGGTTCATGCCGCCAACCACGTCACCGAGGGCGAATCCCGCGTCGCTGGTAACGGTGGTCTCTATCGAGTGCCGTTCCTTCCAGCTCTCGCGGAGCTTCTTGCGGCCCGCAGCGTCAGCCTCGGTCGTGTTCTCGGTGCTTGACTGGTCAAGTATGTCAGCCACCTCGTCAACGCCGAAGATGCTCTGTGTGGTCGAAACGACGCCGTTCTTGTCCGCGTAGAAGTCGGCGGTATAGCGGTCGAGGCCGGTGCCGCTCCCCAGCACGAGGACATGGTTCAGGGGCGTCTTGCGCTCCTCGGTGGTTGCCGTGCCGGTGGCGTACGTGGCCTCATCGTCGTAGTGATCCTCCGCCACGGCCACTGTGAGAAGGGCCTTGCGCTGCGCATCGTCCCAGCGAATGTCGCAGCGGCAGTCGTGCTCCGTGAGCACCTGCCATATCGCCACCCACCCCAGCATGAACCGGCCCGCGTCGTGCTGGGTGGGGTCGTTTACCGAGCGCTGGAACTTATGGGTGACGGAAACTCCCGTCTTGCCAGGGGCCACGGCGAAGAGCGACGTGAGGCCGTAGCGGGTGATGAGCCCCGCCACGATATCCCTCACGTCACCCGTTGCCGAGTAGTGTTTGCTCCCGGGGTCAGGCCGCAGAATCTTGCGGTTGAGAACCCCCGTCCACGTCTGGCCGTTGACGGTGAGCCCGCCCGACTCGTTGACCTTCCAGCCGGTGACCATGCCGCCGAGCAGGGAGCCTGGGGCATATACCAGCGACCGAAGCTCTGGCACCGGCGCGAGGCTTGAGCAGGTGAGCGAGAAGTCGTTCTCCTCGTTCCCGAAGGCGAAGTCACCCGCCGTGGGGCGGATGATGCCTATGTCGGTCCATCCAGAGTCCGTGAGAATCAAATCCATGGGAGCGCTGGCACCTCCTCCCACATCACCACGTCAAAAATGGTGCAGTTGTAGGCGGTTACCAGCACGTCACCAGCGGGGACCACGGGAAAGGGCTCCTCGTTCGTCCCATGTCGGCGCATGTTGAACAGGTTGTGCCGGTTGCCCACCGCGTCTGCGCGGAAGATGGAGCTGCCCACCACCTCGACGCCGTAGGGGTTGATGGTTATCGTCTCGCCGTTGGTGCATGAAGCTCCGCCACCCACCCCAACGAGCACGCTGTCTAAGCCTGACTTGACCGTGAGGTACGGGTCGGTGCACGGTCCGTAGAACCGCGCCACCACCCTAGCCCTAGCGACCAACGAGAACTCAAGCGATCCACCGATTGACAGGGACGAGCCAATGTTGGTCTCCAAATTGAACGGGAAGTTGAGCGAGTTCGTGTCAGAGCCCTCGATGATGCCGACGTGCCTTGCGTTGGGACGCCGCCAAGTCGGGTCGGGAGCGCGGAAGGTGACCGCGTACTTGCTCTGCCCGTAATCCCTTGCGTCGAGCTGCGACGCGCGGGCGTAGCAGTCAAGCGACCAGCCATCGACGGTTAGAGTGCCTATTGTCACATCGTCCATGTCGTAGACCATGGCACTTGCGAAGTCGTTGGCGTAGGCAACGGCGGTCGCGCGGTCCGGGTATTGCAGGAAGGCAACCTGCGCCGTGTACTCTCGGGCGGTCCTCGCAAGGCCGTACGTCTCGGATGCCCACTCGTATCCAAAGAGGTCATTCGAGTTGAAGGCAACCCGTGGCAGCGAGAGGTCGAATACCCTCCCGTTGCCGCAGGTGTAGGTGATCTCGTGCCTTACCACTAGCCCACGCTCCTAACCGCCCTGGCGAACTCGCGGGGCATCATGGCGGGGGCCGACTCGTTGATTGTCGGCCCGAGGTTGTGCTTGAGCCAGTCAACGACCATGGCACCCTCGCTGTTGCGCGAGGCCGCTATTCCAGCGCCCAAGCCCATGCCGCCAGACGAGAGCGCGGGTGAAGCCGTGAGCTGCCGCGCTATCTCTCCGGACATGCCGAGGACGAGAGGAACGACCGCGTTGGAGAAGCCGCCCTGCATGCCAGCGGCAAGGCCCTCCATGATTGCCATGCCGTTGGGGATGAGCAGCCTGCGGTCGTAGTCGATGGGGCCCTTGTGCGACTTGACCCAGCCAGCGACGCCCGAGACGAAGTTCTGCACCGCGCCGTAGGCGGATTTCAGGCCACCGAGGAAGCCGTCCATGATTGAGCGGCCAGCGCCGGACAGGATGCCGCCGACGTTTCCGAGGGCACTCATTATCTTGCCGGGGATGCCGCCGACGAAGCTTGTCACGGTGCCGACACCGTTGCTGATGCCGTTGCGGAGGCCGTTCATCAGGCTCTTGCCAGCGCTGAGCATGTTGCTCACGGCACCCTTGATCTTGTCGATGATGTTGGTGATGAGGTTCGCAATGGCTTGCACTGCCTTGGATACGGTCTCGCCAATGGCCGTCACGATGGTCGTGAACAGCGTCTTGGCTGCGCCGAGAAGCCTACCGGCTGCACCGGCAATCGCGGAGACCACGTTCGACAGGAAGCTAGCGACATTCGCTATCACCTGAGCAGCGACTTGCAGGATGGATGTGACGAGCCCCAGGAAGAACTGGCCAGCAGCGCCGAGGAGGCTCCCCGCCCCGCCGATTATCGAGGTGACAATCTGCACGAGGAGTTGTGCGAGCGTGACCAGCAGCTGAGCTGCCACGGGGGCCAGCGCTTGGACGAGGCCTACGAACAGTTGCACCGCGCCAGCCGCAATGGCAGGCGCATTCGCCGCTAGGAAGGCAACTATCTGCTGGATGATTGTCGGAAGCTGCTGCAAGAGCTGGATGGCAATCGGCGCGAGCGCTTGGACCAGCCCCAGGAAGAGCTGCATGGCACCCTGCGCGATCTGAGGGGCGTTGGCCGCGAGGATTGGCGCGAGCTGCTGGATGAGCGTTATTAGCCCGTTGATGAGTTCCGGCGCAACCACGACGAACGCCTGTACCAGCGCCGTAAAGAGGTTGACCGCCGCCGCGAGAATCGCGGGCGCGTTCGCGACGATGGTGGAGACGAGCTGTTGGATGAGCGCGGGCATCTGCGGGGTGAGGTTGTTGATGGTGCCGGCCATTGCCTGCACGAACCCGGCGAAGAGCTGCATCGCCGCAGAGAGGATTGCGGGCGCGTTCTGGGCAATCATGGTCCCGAGCCCGGTGGCAATCTGAGTGACAACCGCCGTGAGCTGCGGGAGCATGGTCGTGAGGTTTGACACAACGGTGTCAACGATGTTCTTGACGCCAGCGAGGAGCATGGGTATCGCCGTCGTGAGCTGTTGCGTCACCTGCGGGAGCGCCGCCGTGAACGACTGCATCCCCGTGTTAATCCACTCGGCTATGTGCGCCATGTCCGTGAAGACGGTCGTTGCGAAGTCGTTGATGTTGCCGCCAGCAGCGACGAACGTGCCAGCGACGATTGCGCCAAACGCCGCAACCGCAACGAGCACGGAACTGAATATGACGCCGACGTTCGCGAACTTGCCGAACGCCGAGAGGATGGCCGACGCGCTTGACGTGACGGCACCGCCGACTTTCTGCATGATTGGCGAGAGCTGGTTGAAAACGACACCGACCTTTGCGAACAGACCGCTTGCCTTGCCAGCCGCCGTCCCCAGCGCCTGGAACTTGGATGCGATGGGGGCAACCATGCTCGACATGGAGGCGGCTATCCTAGAGCCAGCCGCCGAGAACGTGTTGTAAAGCTGACCGGTGATGGTTGTCCCGACGTTGCGGAACGCAGTGCCGAGCTTGGAGTTTGCGATGCTCTGGAATGCCGTGCGCATCTTCCCGCCAAGCCCTGCCACGCCAGCGACGATGGTGGATTGGGCGCTCCTGAAAATCGTACCTATCCGCTCGGTGATGTTCCCGAAGGCACCCTCCAACGTCCCGGACGCCTTGGCAATCACGGCGCTGATGTTGCTGAACGCGTTTGCCAGCGCGTTCCTCAAGGCACTTGTGGCATTGCCGAAGGCACCCTTTAGACCGCCGAACGCACTGGTGAATACGCCCTTAACCGCGCCAGACGCCTTGCCGAACGTGGAACCCACGCTCTTGAACACGCCAGACACCTTGCCGATGCCGACCTGCAACGCAGACTTGGTGGCGTCGAACGATGCACCGACCTTGGCCGTGATGTTGGGGGCAACAACGGCGGCGAACTCCTTCATGCCGGAGCCGATCTGCTTGACTCCCCCGCCGATGCGACTGCCGAACGCCTTGATGTTGGGGATTATGTTGCCTGCCGCGATGAGGAAGCGTTGCCCGACGTGTTCTCCGAAGTCGTGAATCTGGTCGTAGAAGGGTCGGAAGTTGTACTTGAAGTGAGCGGCAACGTTCTTGATGCCCTCGCTCATGCGACTGCCGAACGCCTTGATGTTGGGGATTATGTTGCCTGCCGCGATGAGGAAGCGTTGCCCGACGTGTTCTCCGAAGTCGTGAATCTGGTCGTAGAAGGGTCGGAAGTTGTACTTGGCCGATGCCGCCACGTTCTTGAGGCCGTTTCCGAAGCTCTTGCCAAACGCAGTGATGTGCGTCTGCGCGCCAGATGCCATGGTCTTGAGCGCTGGTATCACGCCGTTGCCGGATATCGATTTCTGAATCCGCTTGAACGAGCCTTGCACCACGCCCTGCGTGACTGCCGCCACGGTGCCCATGCCGTCTATGGCCTTGCCAGCGACGTTGAGGTACCTTGCGAAGACCTTGAGGCCGGGCCCGAGAATGACGGTTGAGCCGAGAAGCCTAGCGACGGAAGCAAGCTCGTCGGCGAACCCAGGCTGGATTGAGAGCCCTTGCAGGGCGTCTGAGACCTTCTGGATTGCGCCAGCGGCGGAACTCATGACGGAATCGAGCAGGGGTGCCACGGACTTGGTTAGGCGCTCCAACGGCTCGATTGTGCTCTGCAACGACTTCTTGAGCTGTTCGTAGCCGGGTGCGCTCGCGAGGTCCATCAGGTTCACCTGAATGGCGTCCTCCATGTTGGAGAGGATGCCAGAGAGGGTTGAGGACGCCTTGACCATCATGCCGGAGTAGCGCTTGTTGGCACCCTCGATGATTGCGCTGATACCCTCCTCGGCGCTGATTTCGCCAGCGGTGACCATCTTTCGCACCTCGGGAACCGTCTTGCCCATGTGCTCGGCAAGCATGTCCCAGGACGCGATGTTGTTGCGGGCCATTGCGTTCATGGCAAGGGCCGTAACCTTGCCGCTGGACCGCATGAGGCCGAGGGCGTGAATCACGTTCTGAAAGTTGGCTTCGGTGCCGCCAGTTGCCGCAACGGCATCACCCACGGCTTGGATGCTGGGAATTACCTCGTCGGCGGAGAATCCGAGTGCGAGCATGCGCTCCGCCGACTTCTGCAACGTCGCGAAGTTGAACGGCGTGACGATTGCGACCTTGGAGAGCTGGGAAACGAGCTGCTTTGCCTTGTCGGTGGAGCCCGTGAGCTGGGTCATGGCGATGCGCATAAGCTCGGAGTCGGAGATGGTATCCATCGCCCATGCGCCGAACTTCTTTGCGACGGCGGTGACGCCGACGCCGACTGCGGTGAGCACGTTTCCCATGCTGTCGGCGATGCCCGCGAGGCCGGAGAGGGCACCGCTCGCAGCCGTGGTGTCGGCCTTGATGTTGAAGTTCCCGCTGATGCCGGACATGGCATCGTTGACGGCCTTCTCCACCTCGGAGTGCGTGATGGAGGCGTATATCGAGACGTAGCCAGCGGCCACCTCGACTGCGGAAGTTGCCAATTCGCACCTCCAATTCGGTTGCTGGTTAGTGGGGGAACAGCTCGTCTATCACGTCGATGGGCACGGCGGTCCCGTAGTGCCGTGACTCCCCCGGCCTGAGCTGCCTGTGGGAGCGCGGGATGCAGCTCTCCGGCTGCTTGCCCTTGCCCCCGCCAAGCCCCCATTCGAACGTCCTGAACTCGTCTAGGAGCTGCCCCAGGAGGACTTCGGTGCGCGACCATCCCGCAGTAACGTCGTAGTGCCCGGCAACGAGCGTGCCGGGCACCAGAAGCTGTGACGCTAGGACGGCGCAATGGGCAACGCCGATGCGGCCCATCTGCCTAATGTCGATTCCGTAGACGCGCTGGAAGTCGGCCTCCAACTCGTCCGGGCACTCGTCCAGCAGGTTCAGGAGTATCAGGAGTTTTTTAGTGCGCCAAGCTGCTCCTGCACCGCGTTGAGCCATTCGCTGACGCGCTCGGTGGGCAGGATGCCGTCATCGTCGCTCAGCTCGTCGCAGATGCGGTCGAGATCGTCACCGCAGAGCCGTTCCAAGAGCATGAACATGGACTCGGATGCCGCCTCGGCGTCACCCTTGGATGCGGCGTGGAGCTTGCGCATGAGGTTGAAGTCATCGATGCGCTTGGGCCAGACGCGGGCGGTAACCCCCAGCGCCGTCACCTCAACGGAGCCGTCATCGACGGCGGACTCCTCGGTTTCGTCGCTGGTTGGTGCCTCTGCGGGCTCGTCCTCCGCCAAGAACAGTTCCAGAGCGGCCCGCTTCTCCGGGCTCAGGGAATCGATATCGAGACTCATGCACTGGCCCCCTAGGACTTATTGACGGAAGCGGTGTACTCGTAGGCGCAGTTGCCCTCGGTGTCGGGCAGGGCGCTGACGGTGGTATCGAGCTGGTACAGGCCGGTGCCGGAGAGGGTGATGTCGCCGCGCTCGGAAATCTTCGCGGAGGGCACCCAGATGTCGGTGTACTCGTATGCGGCGTCCGTCTCCTTGGAGATGAGGCGGTAGAGCAGCATGAAGCCAACGCTGTCGAAGCTGGAGTTGTGCTTGATGGTCTGCACGGTGCTGGTGGAGTCGGAGGACACGTTCTCGGAGCCGAAGTAGAGCTTAAGGGTCTCCTCGGTGCGCTCCATGAACACCTGCTGGAAGGTCTCCTCGTAGCTCGTCTTGATGGTGGCCACGGTGACGCCGTTGAGGTCGGCGGCGGTGTCGGAGTCGGACGAGAACGAGTTCACGATGCCGTCAGAGGTGATGTAGCCGAGGGGCTTGAAGCCATCGGGCACGGTGCGGGTCTTAACCATGGTCGCATCGTACTTGGTGCCGAGGGGTGCCCAGTAGGCATAGCCAGCGGCAACACCCTTCATGACGTTAACGTTGGTGGCGTCGTTGTCAGCCATTTCGATTCTCCTTAGTCGGCCTTCGCTACAAACACCTCGAAGGTCGTTTTGGTTTGGTAGATTGGGCCGTCATCCACATCGTCATAGGAGGACGTGTCAACGGATGGTGCTGTGAAGTAGTCGCGCTCGTTGATGTGGCGCATCGCGGCGCGAACCCTCATGTCTAGCTGTCTGGCCTCCGGTGCGGAAGCGGCCCATGAGGTGACCGTGACAACGGGACGGTCCACGTTGTCAACCTGCTGCCCCATGAGGTAGGTGCCCGTGCGCTCGATGGTCACGAACGGCGGCTTGGCGTTTCGAGGCCTCCCGCCCGTGGCAACCCTCACGCCGACCTCAGAGGCCAGCCAGTCACGGATGAGCGATACCGGCTCCGGTGCCATGCCTAGCCTCCTTGGTTCGCCCAGAACGCCTTCTGCAAGGTGTTGTGCTTGTGGTTGGAGCTCACGGCATGCGGGCCGTCGCAGTCCACGAACGCATGAGCCGAGACGCGTAGCACCCTGGGGTGCACAACGTAGAGGTCATGGGTGCTGGACATGCCGTTTGCCGTCTCGCAGACGTTGTTGGCAATCTGGTTGACCAGCTTCTGGGCGTTGTCGCATTGCATGATCTGGCGCAGGGCCGCGCCGTTGACAACCACCCTCGTTGTCTTGGTGAACGACACTACCCGCTCACCTCCCTCACGGATATCTCCATGTCCCATTCCCTCGTCACGAGCGCGGGGGGATACGGAATCGGGTTGCCGACAACCACGAACGTGCGCCCGGGAAGGCCCTCGACGGTGACCTTGGCCCCCCGGAGGGACGTACCAGCGACGAAGGACCGCGAGTGCACGTAGATGTGCATGTCGGCAACGTCCTCGTTGGGGGTGTCAACGGCAACGTTGTCGGAGTTGCCCGTCTGCGCCCAGAGCGCTGGGACCTTGAACTCGGTTTCCGCCAGCACGTCGTTGCCCTCGGAGTCCTCGCCCGTGACGGAGCAGGTCGTGAAGACCGCCACGGTCGGCGCTATCACGAGCCCTCCCCGAAGAGCGTGCTGCCGCCAACCTCGATCTGGAAGAGGCCGTGGCGTGCCGACGTGATGCCGAGGTCGGCCTTCTCCTGAGACGTGAGGTAGAGGTCACCTGATGGGTTCGCGAGCGTGAAGTTCTCGGAGAACGGCCCCACTGTCTGGGAATAGGCGCTGAGGCTCGGTGAGTCGAACGAGGGCACGGCGCGGATGACCATCTGGCAGATGACCGCCTTGATGATTTGCGCCTGAACGTCGTTGCTGGCATCCACATCGACGCCCGCAGCGTTCATCGCCGAGAGCACCTTTGCCGTCGCGTCCGCGAGGAGCGCCGCGATTCGCGGCTCGTCCTCTTCCGTGACGCTGGGGCAGCGGAGTTGCACGTCTGAGAATGTGGGGGCGTCCTTGAAGGTGGCAAGGCTCGTCATTCGGCACCCGCCTTCTTCCGTACCGTCTTCTCGGAGAGGAACCCGAGGGCACGGAGGCGGGAAACCCTGTCCCTGGTGCCCTCGAAGACCTCACCCGGCATGAAGACGCGCTCGTTCTCCTCAAGCCCCGTAAAGGGTTTCAGGACCACGGCTCGGGTGGTCGTGGTCGCGCGGCCAGAAGCCGCCCTAGCCGTTGCCATGTCTGCTCCTTAAGCGCCGGGGGCGATGGTGCCCTTGACGATGTAATCAGTGATCTCGGCAAAGAGCGTCGCACCGGTGAGAACGTCGGTCTCGACGGAAACGTGGTCGTAGACGGGCGCGTGCTGGATGCCAATCAGGCCGTTGTCGGAGATGACGTAGGGCAGTCCGGCGCTGGCAAGCTCCGCGAAGTTCACGGCATACATGTGAAGGTTCTCGGTGGGGGTGGCATAGATGGTGCCCTTGGGAACCTTGTTGGTGATGAGCACGTTGGAGATGCCAAGGAAGGACTCAAGGTAGGTCAGGCCGAACGAGGTCTGCATGGTGATGTTGGCGGTGCCAAGGTAGTCGGCAACGTCGGTGCGGTTGACCATGTGGATGACGTTCAGGGACATGCCATCGTCCTTGTTGGTCTCAAGGGTGTCCTGCAACTTGGCCTCGGTGTTGATGAGGGCGGCTTGCATGGTCTTGCCGGTGGCGGTGCCGGTGCCGTTGGCGAGGAAGCCGAAGAAGCTGGTGACCATCTCGGAGCGAACGTCGCTCAGAAGCTTGTTGTCGGTGCGCACGATGGCGTTGACCTGGCCCTTCTCGGTGATAGCCTGGGCGCTGGTGACCTTGCGGTAGGGGCGCAGCTTAACCTTGAGGTCGAGGTCGGTGGGAGCGACGGTGTACTTGGAGAGCTTCACGAGGTCACCCTCGATGTAGCCGGAGCCGGAGGTGCCGTCAGCGCCAGCGGTGGAGGTCTCGTCAAGTGCGCCGGTCACCTTGAGCTGTTCCAGCTTGTAGCCAGCGGGAACGACCTCGGGGGAGACGATGCCAAGCACCTGCATGAGCTGGTTGGTGTCCTGGTTGAAGCGTGCCGCAAACTCCATACTCATCGCATAGTTGATTGCGGCGGAGTCGGTGAGGTTCTTGGGAGCCGTCATGGTTCCTCCTTTAGTGGAGCTGTTTCATCTGCTCGTACTGCTGCGCATAGGCCATGATTCGGTCATGCTGCGACTTGAGCTGCTTGATCTGTTCTGTTGGGATGGGCCCGAGCGTCCCGTCAGGCCCGCCGTTGTCCGTGCGGACAACGTTGGACGTGGGAACCTTGGCCATTCCAGCTACGGAATTGGCCTGTGCCGTAAGGCCCTCCTCGTCATTGGCGGAGAGCATGGAGACTATCTGAGGGCTCACGCCCGTTGCCTGTGCGACCTTGGAGACGAGCGCCGCGCGCCTGTCCTTGGCGTCGGCCTCGGCCACCCTCTTTTCGAGGTCGGCGATTCGCTGCTCTGCGGTCTTGTTGGCACCCTCGATCTCCGAGAGCCGCCTTGCCGCGTCCGCGTTCTCCTTGGCCCTCTTCTCCCACTTCCGCGCCTCGGCCTTCCAGTCGGTGCCCTCGCCCTGCGGCTCCGGCTGCTCGGCTGTCGTGGTTTCGGTGCTGGTGGTGGGCTGGTTCTCTGACATGCTTCCTCCGTTCGTCCCGTGCGGGATTCGCTTTGCGCCGTGCGGCGCTGGTTATGGGTATGAGAACGGCCCCGTGCGGGGCCGTCTTCACCAAATCAGAACCCGGGCTTCGTCCAGTCGTGCGAGGTCTTGTAGGGCCTCGACTTGGCGAAGAGCGCCGGGTTTATGGGCACCTTGGCCCCCTTCCGGGCGTTGCAGGCCCGGTGGACCAGATGCGTGTTCTCCAAAGAGAGCGGGTCACCGCCCTTGGAGACGGGGATTATCTCGTCAACCACGGGATAGCGCGGGTCGTTCGGGGACATGCGTTTGACCTCATCAAGCGACGGGAGCGGTTGCCCGCATAGGTCGCAGACGGTCGTGGTCATCAGCAGGCGTTCCCGGAGCTTGCGCCGCGCGTTCCCGTTGGCGTACCTGGGGTTCGTGCTCATTTCAGCCCGAACATGCCGCGCATGCTGGAAAGGATTTCGTTCGTGTCACCGCTGTTGGCCCTCGACCTTGCCGCAAGGTACATGCCGTAATACTCGTCTGGGTTGTAGCCCTCTAGCAGGCTGTTGCCAGTGTCGAACGACGCGATTACCTCGCAATCGCAATGGTCGTGGTAGCGGTTGAACAGGTCTCCCGTGTCACCTGCGGTCTCCTCCGACTTGTATACGAAGCCGCGAGAGGCCAGCATCAGGCAGAAGGCGCAAGTGGTGTCACCGGTAGGCACGCGGGCGTACCTGCCGTTGTGGCGCTGGGTGTTGCGCTGCATCGTCTTGCGTGAGTAGCCGCGAACTCCCCTTCCCATCGTTGCCAGCACGTGTGCCACCTTGGCATCAACGTCCATCTGGTCGTTCGAGAAGGCATAGCCGCTGCTCGCTCCGAAGAGGTGTTCAAGGTCATCGTCACCGTAGACTGCCGCCTCGGCGTACCTTCCGGTGTCGTGCCGGTATATCTGCTCCCAGAGGTCTGCGGCGATGGAGCCAGCGGATTCGCCGTACTTGCGGGCGATGCCGGGGGCCATCATGTTCACCGCGTCGTGGAGCATGTCTAGGTCGTGGCCCGTCTGGTTCCAGACGTCGTAGAGCCCGTTCGCCAGCTCAGCCTGCGCTGCCTTGCTCAGTGCCGATATCGAGTTCACGTACCGGCTCAGTTGCGCTCTGGTCAGGTTCATTCGACGCGCCTCCGAAGGTCGGGAAGGTGACGTTCTGCATCTGCGCGGCAATCTGGTCCGCCACCGCCGCGATGGTTGCCGCGTTGTTGCGCCTCATCTCGGAGATGAGCATCGTGAGTTCCGCATCGTCCGGGAAGAGCTGCTTGAGGAACGTGCGGGTGTTGACGATGCCGGGAACCGCCTGCGCCTCCTTGAGTGCCATGTCGGCAATCTCGGCCCTGGAAGGAATGTCGGTGCGGCGGAAGTTCGGGAACGAACCCCTCAGCACCTGCGTTGCCTCCGCGAAGTCGATGCCCCTGCCCGTTGCGACGATGAGCCTGGCAACGTTCATCATGTGCGGGCCGTTGCATGCGTTGAGGTAGTCCGCCTCGTGAACCAAGTCCTCCTTGGCCGCGTATATCGCCTCGGCGCTGGAAGGGTTGTCTGTGACCACGCCCAAGGACGAGATGGGAAGCCCCGTCTCCCCCGAGAACTGCGCGGCAAGGCTGCGCATGTACGTGATGTGGTCGTTCATCCCCGGTGGCGTGAACTGCCCCGCAGCAGGCGCGTTGCCCTCGCCGTCCCCGGTGACGATGAAGTAGCTGTTCCAGTACGTCTTGAAGTTCTTGGAGTCCAAGAGGCTCGGGTCGATGTTCATGAAGTAGCGCTGGGGCACCGTGAATATCTCGGCGGATACCTCGGTCCTAAGCACCTCGCGAATTGCGTTGTCGGTGATGGAGCGCACGGCGCGCGAGATTCGCGACTTGCCGAACGGCCTATCCAGCGACGGACGGTAGACAAGCGGCTCCATCAGGGGGCGTCCCATGGTGTGGGGCATCCGCTGGGAAGCCCACCTGTTGCCGCGATACGTCAGCACAAGGGTCTCGTCCGGTGCGTAGAGGTTCACGCCAGTGACGTTGCCCATGTCATCCGTGTCGGTCACGGTCATGCCGTACGCGATGCGCTTGTGCCTGCGGTCCCACCTCATGGCGCAGTTGAGCGCGCTATAGGCGTTGACCACAACGGCAGGGTCTCCCATATTCGGGTCACCCAGGGTAACCGTCATGGCGGAGCAGGACTGAATCAGGGCGCTGGTAATGGCCTGTCGATAGAGCTGGGCCATGTCGTTGGCGTCGTAGGCATCCCTAAGCTCGGGAACGTCCGTGATGTCGGGGATGGCAAAGTAGTCGAGCTGCGAGCGCTCGGCCAGCATGTCTACCGCCTTGGCGGGCCAGCCGACCATTGGGGCGATTGCGTCAGCAACGTTGTCGTTCTTGAAGGCAAGTTGCAGGTTCTTGCAACGGTTGTGGCCGTGGTAGTAGGCGAGCCGCAGGGCGTTGCCGTTGTATTTGCCTGACCAAGTGGCCCAGAGCTTCTTGATCATCGCGAGCTCGGAATCGGTGAGTCCGTCACCCTCTGCCCTCATGGGCATGTTGGAGCCTACGCGGGTGAGGGGGATGTCTTGGTAGAACTGCATGGCGCTAGAAGCTCACCACCTTCTGTTTCTTCCTCGGGTTCCGAAGCGTCGTGAGGACCGCATGGACCGCGAGGGCCGCTGCCTCTATGGGCGCTGGGTCAACGTCTGGGGCCTCTCCGAATCCGTAGGCCGCGTTCTGCTTGTTGCCGATGACTCGCTTGGACGCGCCAATGGCGGAGTCCGTAAGCTCCTGCTGCCCGAAGTGCGTCATGTCACCCGAGCGAATCAGGTCCATCAGCCGTGCGTCTGCCTGGATTACGTCTCTGGTTGAGGCGGTGCGGCAGAAGAGCCTGGGCAGACCAGCCTTGCGAAGCTGCAACTCCATGTTCTCGGCAACTCCCTTGCCGTCAGCCAGATAGCAGCAGGCATCGTCCTTCATGGGAGCAAGGAGCTTGGGCACCCATCCCATGCCGTGGGCAGTGCTGCGCACGGATACGAGTTCGACGTGTACAGGCTTGCCCTCGACAGCCACAGCAACCGCAACCGCAGCATGCGTTCCGTCCGGTGCGAACTTGACGCCATACGCAACCTTGCCGTCCTTGGGGTCGGGCGGCGCGTCCGTCGCGCAGTCGTTCCAGGCGTCGGCTGATATGGCATGCTCGTAACCTCCATCGTCAGGCATCCACCAACCAAGCCGCTCCCGGCAGAGACCGTCGAAGTCCATATCGTCTATCTCGTCCAACACCGCCTCCTCGGTTATGAGGCGTCCGAGCATAGGGTTCGTGTCGTAGGCGTATTCCAAGAGCAGTTCGGGGCCCGCGTCCTCCTTGGGAAGCTTCTGTATGGCCCATTCCAGCCACCAGCCGCCTCCGATGTCGTTGTGGGCCCTCTGGTGGTTGCGCTTGAAGATCGTCCCGTGGCACCCCGGATAGGCGGGAGTTCCGATGTAGATGGTCTGTGGCGGGTGCCCCGTTGCGGATATCGTCGGCTTGATGGCGTTCTGCTGGTCGCTGGTGTACTCCTGCGCCTCGTCAACTATGAGCAGGTCGTAGGTTCCGCCTCGGGCTCCGTTGGTGCGTACCGCGAACTCGATGTAGGCACCGGAATTGAGGTAGATGCCCTCTCGGCCCGGCTGCTTGTAAGTGTGGTCAAGGAGCGCATGCCAGTCGGCGTTCGCCTCGTCCTCGAAGAGCTGGCAGAGTCGGCGGAAGAACTTCGTGACCGTGCCGCCGTTGTGCGCCGTGTAGCAGACGTTCCAGCCCTCGACGGCGCACATCCAAGCGCTGTAGTAGCAGGCCGCAAAGCTCTTGCCGTTCTGGCGCGGGCGTGAGATGGATATCGACGTGGCGGCTGGAAACCCGTCCTCGCGCTTGGCGAGCATAAGGTCAAACTCGTGCCGCTGCGCGGGGATGAAATCGACGCCGTAGGCCGCGAAAACGTCTGCCGCCTCCGGGCCGTCCGTGTGGTCGTACTCCCCAACCCGCTCGAACGTCGGCTGCTGCCGCCCGTACCTAGCCATTCACTACCCGCAGGTTGCGGTGGGAGCTGCGTGCCTGGTCGAGCGGCGAGGTGTGGTGACTCTGGGTGGTCTTCTTGCGACCGTCCACGACTTGGCCGTTGAGTCTGCCCAACTTGTCGGTGACATCTATGAGTGACTTGCACATGGCGGCAAAGTCCCTCGTGGACTCGCATTCGTCGCACCGCTCCGCAAGCTCGTTGCGGATTGCCTTGTACATGGCTTCGGTGTCGTTCTTCTTGGCCGCAGACATGAGCCTTCCCATGGCAACCCTCCTACCTGCGCATATGTGGAATGGGAGTTCCCCTATCTATGACGGCGCTATGGCCGCTGTGCGCGCCACACGCCCGTACCGGGGGGGGGTACTCCCCACCGTCGCTAGCGCCCAAACCGCCAGCCCCGAAGCCCTATATGCCACATCGTTAGTCGCATATGGTCGCTAGCGCCCAAACGTCGCGATCGATGCAAGGGCATGCCCTCA